TACCAGACATTCTGCAGAGTGGCTGCCGGAGGGCGGCGCAATCCGACCAGACGGAACAATCCGACCATTTGTGGCGATTGCCAAATATATGTCTGGTGACAATGCGGACGGTGTTGCGTCCTCGATTAGTGGTGTATCTCCGAAAAACTACAGCTTCCAGAGTTCCTTGACAAAGTTCCGGGCAAAAGGCACACAGTATTGTGCTGAGACTTCTCAGGATTCAGAGAGAATGACACGACTTATGGAGATTGCCTTCGCTACCAGACATAGCCAGTCGGTGATGGCAGGTTGTAACTGGTGGTGGACACAGGCAACTGCCACTGTACAAGAAAACAATGCGGAAAGAATCATTATTTCTAAAAGTGCGGCCAAAGAGTTTGTTGTTGGAGGAACTGTTTCCATAGGAAATGCCAACAGCCTTACAAGTGAAGGAAAGGCGAACAACGACCGAGGATTGAGTGGACTTCACGCAAAAGCAAATAAAGTAAAGATCACAAAGATTGAAGATTATGACAGCAATAATGCAGCTGTATACGTTGATAATGGAGGACAGAAATTTTCTACAGCACCGACTTCTGTATCTGGCGTAACGTGTGAAACAATTATCAGCACGATGCCGTGGAACACAGGCGGATGCGATGAGGTGCTTGGTTCCTGTGGTTCTCCAGTAAGTAATACTAGCGGAAAAGAACCATATATTTTGTTCGGTGTTGAGATGTCTTCTGGTTTCTGGGAGCCAAAAGGCAATACAGTCATGAAGATTGAAAATCATGTTATGCGTCCATATATCTGCTATGACTGCACCAAAATGACAACAGCAGGAGCTACAACGGACGATTGGATTGCTCTTGGTTATGCAATTCCAGACAACAAAGGCAGCTGGAAATACATCAGCAAGCTTGGTTATTCTGCTGATGATCCAGAGGTACGTTATCCAGTTGAAGTTGCAGCAACTTCCAGTACTGGTTATGCTGATGGACTTTATACAGAGAACCTCGAGACGACTGGCGATAGCCAGCGAGAGGTTCTTGGCTCGGGCAACCTGGGCAGCGGCGGCTCGTTTGGCGGCCGTCGGCTTGCGAACCTGGGCAATGGGCTTTCCGGCTCGACCTGGTTCTATGCCGCTCGTCTTTCTGCCTGTGGGCGTTGCGGACGCAAAGCGGCAGCATAAGCCGGGGGTGAATTGCGACAGCAAGAGGGGATCTCCCCTTTTAAGGCAGAATAAGAAATTGTAACTATCAACGATATTTCAACAGGACTTACAGCACAGTGGCTTCCGTTCTTGGCTCGGGCAACCTGAACAACGGCACGATTGACGGCCGTCGGAATGCGAACCTGAACAATGGGCTTTCCAACTCGAACTGGAACTATGCCGCTCGAATTTCTGCATAACTTAGATGTGCTGTATTTCGTTCCCTTAAAGGGAACCCCGGATGGGCTGGGGCGGAATGCCCGAAATTGACGAACCAGCACCGGAGGTATGGCAACATGCCTCTGGCTCTGTGGCGGAAGTGGACACAGATGGGGGCTAGTAGTAAACCCGAACGTCCTTGAAGCAGAAAGAAAGAGAAACATGAAAACATATTGCAAGAGACTTGTGGTTTCAGACGCAGACAGGATTTACGATGTAATCACAGATTATATGCACGATAAATACAGAAAGAATAGCTCTGTGAGGTTCTTTGCCTGCTATACCGGGGAAAGTCGGGAGCATGTAAAACAGTATCTAAAGCCGCAACTGACGAACCTAGAGCCGATAGACCGTAAAGAGTTTGCGGCACTTAGCGTTGGCAATCTCCCTGAGAATGATTTCTGGAGGGCGGCACATTACAAGCTGGCGTTGGAAATGGCATATCATATCCGCACCAGAACTGTTAGGGAACATTTGTTGGCGAACACTTACGGACAGCCGTTGATCCGCTATACAAAGATCAATGACCCGGGAAGCGGAAAGGAACGTATGCTTGGGCTGGAAACAATATTGTTTCGCCTATATGAGCAGGTTGCAGCAAAGGCGGCGGAACCGCTGTTCAAAGCAAAGCTGGGAACATACCAATGCGCTTCCATCAAAGGAAGAGGTCAGAACTATGGTAAGAAAGCAGTCATGCGATGGCT